AGTATGAGAGGCATAGGGCTATTCCCACTTTGGGAAGTAAATATGATGGTGCTTTTAAAAAGAAAGGCGTTGTTGACTATATTATGGAGCTTCATCAAAAATATCATTGTACATCTAGTACAGTAGAGGATGTTGCGATGAATAGGTCAGTATTCCAATCTTTGAATGAAGAGCGAAAACGACTAGATAAGTTCGATATTGCAGTGATTCCGCAGAAACCGGGGGGTCACCAGAAGCGAAATCGAATCTATTCTGGCTTAAACGGTCGCTTTTCTATGGGATTGATACATTTACGGGATAATATGTTTGATTTAAGCAACGAAATAGTTACATTCGGGGCAAAGATGGCGCACGATGATACAATAGAAGCCCTCTACTACGCCTGCCAAAATTCCTTTCCACCAGATTTTCAGCTTGATAAGAAAGAAAGAAAGTGGTATAAACAGAAACGTAAACCTAAAAGTTGGATAGTGGCATAATGCCGAAAGTAGGAAAAAAGAAATTTAAGTATGATAAAGCTGGTAAAAAAGCTGCTAAAAAATATGCCAAAAAAACTGGAAAAAAAGTCAAAAAAAGAAAAGGGTCAAAATACTGACCTCTGGGGCAATGTTACTTGCGTACCTGTCCTCTATAAAATTAACGATAAGAATACTTCAGTAACTTTTAGGAGGATAAAATTCTATGCCTAGATTTGGAAAAAGAAGCAAAGAGCGTTTAAAAGGCGTTGATACTAAGCTTGTTAATGTACTAAATGAACTCATTAAAATTATGGATGTTACTATTATTGAGGGCTTAAGGAGTGCAGAGAGACAAGAAGAACTATTAAAAAAGAAAGCAACTAAGACAAAATATAGTAAACATATGGAGGGTAAGGCTGTAGACCTTGCTCCATATCCTATCGACTGGGATGATAGAGAGCGTTTTCACTATATGGGTGGAATGTTGCGTGGGATTGGACATCAAATGGGTGTAAAAGTACGCTGGGGAGGGGACTGGGACTCTGATGGCGAAATAGCAGATAATTCATTTGATGATTTGGTTCATGTGGAGTTAAAATAATGGCTAAGAATTTAAAAGTAAAGAACAACAAAATAGAGCCTGCGAGACCCGACTCGGCAAGTTTGTCTCAAAGGACTCAAATGGGAATGCCTAGTGACAGCGGCAGGAATAAAAGTGTTTGGCAATCTTTTGTTGGGTCTGCCGAATTTTCAAAACGACATCCTAACATGATGCAAAATAAAAAGAAATATGCCAAAAATAAGTAATAAGAAGAAAGCCGAAAGTGTTTACCAGCTGTTCCAAAAGTCCACTGGCGCATGGCGTTCCAAATGGGAATCGCAGGCTCAAAAATGTTTTGACTTTTACCACAATGACCAACTGACAGAAAAAGAACAAAGGGTCTTAGAGGAATCTGGGATGCCTACATTTACTATTAATAGGATTACCCCCGTTATAGAGATGATGAAATATTTCTGTACGTCTAAAACTCCTAGATGGCAAGCAGTAGCTTCAGAGGGTAGTGATACTGAGATAGCTGGTGTACACGCAGATATAGCAGATTATTGTTGGCATTTATCCAATGGAGATTCTTTGTACGCACACATTATACAAGATGCGTTGATTAAGGGAGTAGGTTGGTTTCAAATTGACATAGACCCCGATATGGATAGAGGTATGGGAGAGGTTGTATATAAAAGAATAGAACCATTTGATGTTTATGTAGACCCTATGGCTAGGGATTTCTTAATGAGAGATGCTACATATATTATAATTAAGAAAGATATATCTAAAACTAATTTAATTAATTTATTTCCTGAGTTAAAAAATAAGATTATTAAAGCCGCTACAAGTAATAATCAATCTAGTGGCTTTATGACAAGTGCTAGAGACACTCTGACTTCAGATAGTATTCAGCCTTCTGATATTGGCGCAGAGGCTTATGACCCAATGAGTTCAGAGCAAGAACCTGTTATTGATTATTATGAATGTTATAGCAAGGAGAAATACGTATTATATAATGTATTTATTCAACTTCCTCCGGGCGTAACAAATGTACAGGAAATGAAACAACAAGCGGAAGAACAAATTGCATTAAGAGAACAAGAGCTTCAAGTCGCCTTTAAAGAGAAGGCGCAGGAAATGCAGATGTTGGCAGCTCAAGGCGAAATTATACCAGAGAGAGCTAAGATAGAAATTGAAAAAGCTCAGAGAGAGATGACTCAACAACTAGAACAATTTAAAGCCCAATTAGAAGCTGAAATAGAAGAGTCATCAAATCAAATAGAACAACAGGTTATGACTCAAGAAGAATATGATTTATTTTTAGCAGACCCACTACTAAAGAATACCATTGTTGAGGCTGTTAAGTTTTATGATACTAGGATTAGACTTAGCGTTTCTCTTGGGGCAGAAACATTATTATTTGAAACAGCATTACCAATTGCGGATTACCCTTTGATACCGATACCTTATATGTGGACAGGAACTCCATATCCAATGTCTGCCGTTCTTCCACTTATCGGTAAGCAACAGGAAATTAATAAATCTCATCAACTTATGATTCATAATGCAAATTTAGCATCGAATCTTAGATGGATTTATGAAGAGGGTTCAGTCCCAGAGGCAGAATGGGAGCAATACTCTTCCGCTCCCGGTGCGTTACTGAAATATAGACAAGGGTTTGCTCCTCCGACCCCCGTTCAGCCGCTACCTATAAATAATGCTTTCTTCGCTACGGTTCAAGAAGGGAAGCAGGATATGGAGTATATTTCTGGTATTTACTCTTCAATGCAGGGGGATACTGGTGCGCAGCATGAAACATATCGAGGTCTACTCGCCCAAGACGAGCATGGAACACGAAGGATAAAAGCGTGGATGCAAACCATTGTTGAACCTGCATTGGAGCATTTAGGTAGAGTATTTATGCAGACCGCACAGCAGACGTATAAAGCACATAAAGTATTTAGAATTGTTCAGCCTAGTGCAATTCAAGAAGATAGAGAGGTGGCAATTAATGTTCCTATCTATAATGATTTGGGGAATTCTATAGAAAAATTTAATGATTATGCTGGTGCTTCATTCGATGTAAGGGTAGTAGCAGGGTCATCTATGCCAGTAAATAGATGGGCATTACTTGAAGAATATTTTAGATGGTATCAATCTGGTCTTATTGACGATATTGCTATGTTGGCAGAGACAGATGTTCGAGGTAAAGACCAAATTCTCAAGAGAAAATCAATATACTCTCAATTGAAATCTCAGGTTGATGGGCTTGAAGGTGAATTAAAAGATAGAGATGGAACCATTGAAACTCTTAAACGTCAAATTATACAAGCAGATATTAAGGATAAGTCCAGAAAAGTTGAACATGGTATGCAGGGTGAAGCCTTAGAATCTAAAGCACAACAAAAACTCATGCGTCAGAGAATGGCGGATAAGGCACAAGAAAAAATGCAGGAAAAATAATCTTGCAAAATACACACATAAAGGAGTAAACTATGACACAATCAGACAACCTGCAAAGCAGCCCTGATGTAGAAGAAGCCGTAACAGGCACACAGGGAAGCGGACTAAATGACCCAGGCGAGTTTTTTGCAGATTTAGATGCAGCAGCAAACGGGATGATTTCCGATGCTCCCCCTCCTCAGCAGACAACCTCGAAACAAACGAGTCCTGTTGCCGAAGCCACAGAAGGTGGCGAACTTGAAACGCTCCAAAAGAGATATTCAGATTCTAGCCGAGAGGCGAAACGTCTTAACACACGAAATAAAGAACTTGAGCGATATGCACCTCTTTTAGACCGTATGCGAGAAGACCCCAATTTAATTCAGACAGTAAGGAATTATCTTGACGGTACAAAACAGCAAGGCATCAAAGATAGACTTGGAGTTTCTGAGGATTTCGTCTTCGACCCAGATGAAGCCTTTTCCGACCCTAAGTCTGAATCAGCAAAAGTCTTTGATTCTATTGTAAATGATAAGGTTAATAAAATCGTAAATGGGAAATTACAGCAGCAAGAAAGTGGACGACAAATACAGCAAGACCAGCAGTCTTTTAAAGACAAGCACGGTCTAACTGATGAAGCTTTTACAGAATTCATGGAATTTGCTAAAAGTAGACCTCTTAATTATGATGACATTTTTTACCTTATGAACAGAGAATCTAGAGATGAAACTATTGCTACAGAGACACGGAAAGAAGTTGCGACTCAAATGCAAAATGTAAGGCAAAAGCCTCAATCATTAGCGGGAACAGGCGCATCGGCAACAACCGAAGAAACAGTAGAAGATGCTATATTTGATACCATGCTGAAAGAAGGGTTAGAAAATCTATGGAATCAATAAACTCATAAGGAGTCAACAAAATGGCTACAACACCATTACAACTAAGTAATTGGAACTTAGCTGATGTAGATTCTCCGGGTTCCGCGGGTTCAGACCTAAACACTGGTGTACTTCGCAGAAAGTATAATTTTGGTGACAGGGTATCCGAACTGGCGATAGCTCAGACCCCTTTCTTTCGATTTTTATCGAAGGTTGGGAAGAATCCTACTGACGACCCAAGTTTCAAATTCACGGAAAGACGACCATCTTTCCATAAACGCTATGCCTATGTAGTTGGTTATTTAACCAACACTAGTGCAAAGAGCTTTGACGATGCTACATTGAAGACAACTTCTTTAAATGACGGCACCCTTGAACAAGGGGACGAAATAGCTCTTTTTATGGCAGGCGATTACTACCCTAAAGGAAACATTCAAAATGTTTACGGACAGGCTAGTGGAGAAATAAAAATTGGAGCAGCCGATACTGCACCAAACTTTTTTCTTAAGAATCAAATAATCAAAATCCCAATTTCGCATACGGCTGGCGGTGGCGTTCCCAATGATCATGTATTGGCGAGAGTCAGCGCAGTTGCGGCAGCAGCAAACGAAACATATACACCTTCTGGTGGTTCAGAGGGCGCACATTCATGTGTGAAAGTCACTGCTAATATTGTTTCTGGCGCAGTCAATGCACCTAAGGCAGAATTAACATCATTCACATCAAACAAACCATATGAAGGTGTTTATGATAAGTCTATCGCAGGTGCATTAGAAGGCTATCGCTCATATGTTGTTGGTAGTGCTTATGGTGAAGGTTCACAACTCGCTGACGAAACATGGAATGACCAGCCTTTCTCAACCGGTTATGGGCAAACTCAGATTTGGCGTACTGAATTCGGTATGACAAACACGGCTCGTGCTACAGTATTGAAGTACGAAGCAAATGAGTGGGCTAGAATCTGGCGTGAAAAACTGATTGAGCATAAATGGGATGTTGAACAATCCTTGCTCTTTGGTTCTCAAGCAAGTGTAGATAGCGTAGGCTATACTCAAGGTGCAATAGATTTTATTGTGAATAATGGTAACATTTTCTCAATGGATTTAACAACTAAATCTCAGGATTCTTTCCTTGATGATTTAAGTAGCTTAGTAGACCCTCGCTATAATGATTCACAAGCAACTGTATTCTTCTGTTCAACGGCAGTATACAATTGGCTACATAAATTAAGTGGATACTTTTCCAATAATGTTGGAATGGTTCAGCCGGGTTCTGGAAATACAACTCCATCCCCAGCAGACGCTTCTTTAGGTAGAACCGATTTTGCTTTGATGGGCAAATCCAAATCGTTTGGTGTTGATATTTCAAGAATCAGCACTCTCTATGGCGATATGAATGTTGCTCGTCATGTCATGCTAGATGGAACTGATGTTAAAATGGTTGGTATTAACATGAAGCATTGTAAGTATCGTCCACTAGTAGGCAATGGCGTATCCCGTGACACATCAGTTTATGTCGGTGTTCAATCGTTAGAGAACACTGGTACGGATAAGAGAGTCGATATGATTCTCACCGAAGCTGGTATGGAATGGCAAATGCCTGAAGCACACGCAATCTGGAAGTAGCAGATAAAGAAATGATGGGGAGTCACTGTTCACCATACTCCCCACTTTTTTAATCATGGCACTTACTGCGATAACAGCTGAGATAGAAACTTTAACTGGGGTAGGAAGCGCAAATACTAATTATATTGCATCGGCTCAGAAGTTTGTAATCTCTAGTCTTCCCAAGAATTACACTTGGACTTTTGTTGGTAAAACTAGTTTAGCTACAAGCAACCCACTCACATTTTTTGATGGTGCTGTACCTGTGGATACTGATAGTCTTTTAGGTGTTGTAAGGGGAAATTATACTTGTACTGAACTTGACCAGAGATATAGAGGAATGGTTGAGTCAGTAGACACATCTAGTCTATATTATCCAACCAATAAACATCCTAAATATCTAAAGGATGATAGTGCAAAAATTTCTATATATCCCGCTCCAGACGCTACGGATAAAGGCTATTTACTTTTTGCGAATTATCTTCAAGTAGACGATGATTCAGATTTAAGAAATGCTGTCATATTTTATGCAGCATCAAAAGAATTTTTACAATTAGCCATTGGTAAATTAGTTGCTTGGACAGACGTTGCTGCTCCAGCGGTTCCTTCAAACCCAAATTTTGGAGCAGATTTATCAATGTCATCAATATCACTTCCTGTTGCTCCGAGTATTGATAAAACAGTTTTAGATACTACTTCGTGGGTTGCGCCTACTTATGTTGCACCTAGTTTGCAATTGGCGGATTTTCCTACTTTATCGTGGGAATTTCCATCGTCTCCTGTTGCTCCCTCTATTGCATCTATTAGTGTAGCAGATTTTTCAGGTGCAGCCCCGACTTTTGAGCAACCAGCTATGCCTAATTTAGATTTCGCGGAAGCTTCTGCCTTTGTGACTGGTGAAGACCCTGAGATGGTAAACGCATCATTAAGCGTAATTAATGGTAAGGTAGGTGAATTCCAAGCACATTTAGCAAAATCTCAAGCGCAATTCAATAAAGACCAGTCTATATATCAAGCGACTATTCAAGAAAAAATACAAGAGGCGCAATTAGAAGAAAGCTTTGAAGGTAGGAAACTTCAGAAATTCCAAGCTGAATTAAGTGATTATGGTGCTGAAGTAAATAGAATTATACAAGGCAACCAGAATCAAACAGGAGAATGGCAATCTGAACATCAAACAAAAATTGGAAAATTTAATGCTGATATTCAAGTTCAGCTTAATGTATTTAATAGTGCTAATATAGATTTTCAATCCAAGATTCAAGAATCAGTTCAAAATGCTACTTTTGAAGAAGTAGAGGAAAAGAATAAATTAACTAAATTTCAAGCTGAGATGTCTAAGTACCAAGCAGAAGTGCAAAGAGAAGTTCAAATATATCAACAAAGCTTTTCAAAGAATTCAGCAGAATATTCTTCAACTATGGCTAAATTTCAATCGGAATTAAGTAGGTTTCAAGCAGAAGTAGCTAAGAAAATGCAAGAGATTCAAGCAGGAAATCAGCTCTCTGGTGTTTATGAGAAACAGGCTGACAAATACTATTCTTGGGCAACGGCAGAAGTGCAAAAATTTATTGCTAATAATGAAAGAACTACATCTAGAGCTATGACTCAACAAGCTATCCAACAAGGAGGATAAAAATGGCAATATCCGCAAAATATTATTTCAGTTATTCAGCATCAGCAACCCCAATAGAAGAGATTCTTGGGAATAATGATGATTCTGGAACAGATGGTTCTCGCATAGTGCATAGCGATGTAGATAAATCTGTAGGTGGAAGTCTTGAAATAGAAGCAGGAACAGGCGCATCTAACGCAAAATTAATAACTATGACAACTACTACTAATCTAGTAACACTTGCATCATATACT